CGACTCCGCCACCTTCTGGTTTTACTTGTGCTTGAGCGAATCCACTTAACATTACTTCTTCTTCAAAAGCTCTGTCAGATGACTCTGTAGTAAAGATATCAGCTGCCTGATTCTCATACTGTTTGTACTCTAGACCGAATAAAGCATTCAATCCGGGCTCTAACTCTTTTACGAGTTGGTTTCGCGATATTGCCATGATTTATACTCCTCCAACGTCATTAAAGACTGACTGATTAATAATAACTCTCCATACAACGTTAGCTGCAGATAAGTCATCATTTTCAGGGTCTCTTGAAACGCCGATTATTTTTAGTTGTTGTGTTGCCAGATCGATAGTTGAATCGTTCAACGTACATCTTGATACAAAGTTAGACGTAGAACCAGCAGTATAAGCTATATCTGCTGTAGCACCTACATCAGCTTGTAGCGATGCACTTGCGTTATTACTTCTTACTTCGTATTGTTGTAGTGGACTATCGTTAACAAGTGCTTTTATATCTGTAGCTGCATTACTAGCTAATAGATGATTTGCAAATGTTGGTTTGCTTGTAGAGGCATCAGTAAAAAAAACACCGTTTAGTGAACCGAGTATATTCTCAGTTCCCGCTACACCTACTGTAACAAATCCTGATGCTGCTTGTACTATCAAATCTTGAAAGAACATTGCATCTGAATTAGCTGCTACAGGGTATTCGCCTAAACCCATGCTTTCATAACCATTACCATAAGCTCTTATAGGTTTCAATCCGAAACCAATTGCGCTTGAGTTTGCCATAGTTATTTTCTCCTTAGTGAACCTGCCTCGTGAAAGGCCTCCAGTTCGATTAATTTATCCGTTGGGTCGAAGCGTTAAAATTTTAACTTTTCTTGCCACCGAAGGTTGTACGAGATTGTCTATCGATGTCGATAGGCATTCCCCTATGCTGTTCCTTCATAAGATCGTTATCTATTGCAGTGATCTGATCACCCGCTTCTTTAGCGTAGTAAGCTTCTCTCTGTTTTGCGATCTCTTCCGGTACCCTTGTCAGCACAAGGCCTCCGTGCCCGATTACCCCTGCGTATTTGCCATCCATGATTGCTGGAAAGTTATCATCTGGATATTCATCAGATCTTACAAGTTCATAACCAGACCTTAAGCGTCCTTGTATGTTCTTGGTATCTTGAAATCCCATGATTTCTGTTCTGACCCATCTGTGTCTGAATCCTTCTGGCGCGTTGGGCGTATCTAAGTACGATGGTGGAGCCCAGGGTTTTAAAGCAGCTTTGGGTTTAACCGTAGATGCTTGTGATACTACTTTTGTAGTTTCACCTTTACTCTGGCTCGCACGAGTTGGTTTATTATTTGTCATATGCCTATACCTCCTTCGTGATTATAAGTTGTTTCGCATACTCTTCTAGTGGCACACCTAGCTTTTTAGCTATTGTCACCTGTGTTGGTGTGAGTCTCACAGTTTTGCGACCAGTCTTTGAACTACGCGTTGCAGAGGCAACGTTTTGTGTAGGTTTACTAATCTTTTGTTCTACCTTATCAAACTTATGAGGGAATTCAAGTCTTATTCTCTTATCCACCTCTTTATAATATTCATCAGATTGTGGGTCCATACCCTCCTCTTCAGTAAGTTTTCTATGTAGGTCAAATGCTGTATAAGTCATGGCATTATCCTTACCAAACCAATCATTTTCTTCAGCCCAAGACTCTGCTTTTGGGTCTCTTACAGGTGCTGGTTGTCTAACTGGTTGTGGTTGTTGTAATGTAGGTTTTTCATTAGCCGCTGTTTCTTGCATAGCGTGTTGAGATTTAATCTCAGCTAATTTACCTTGCTCATAACCTAATTGAGAAATTGCAGTTAATGCTTCTACTTCTGCTTTAGCGTCTTCATTAGTTCTAGCTGCTGCAAGTTTTGCTTGAGCGGCTGAAAGTGAAGATGTAATTCTGCCTTCCATTTCTGTGGCATAATTTTTATCTAAAGAAGTAGCAGTAGCTTCATACTGATCTCTTTCTCCCTTAACACGATGTGCATAAGACAAAGCTTCATCTTTTTGTCTTTCTGCTTCACGCATTTTTTTAGTTAATTTTGCTATTCTTTTCTTAACGCCTTCAGAGTACTCTTCAACGTCTTTAGAGTTATCTTTTTGTTTATCACTCCCTTCTTCAGAAGTTTTCTGTACAACTTCTCCTCCGTCGTTCTTGTCATCTCGAACATCCAACTGCTCATCAGATTTCTCAGGTGTGTCATCGGGCTCATTATCGTATGTAACATTTGCTTCATTTTTCTTTACCTCATTTTCATATGTTTTATCGTTTTCGTTTTCTACTTCTGGCAGTTCAACATTTGCACCCGGTCCGGTTACATCTAGTTCAACTGTTTTATCATTATCGCTTAATGGCATAGTTTCTCCTATGGGTTAAAATTCGTGGTATATATCTTTAGGGTTGTCCACGGTCGCTAAAACTTCATCATCATTGAGAAGTCTTATCTCACCCCCATCTATTTTAATTCGTGATCCAGCATATCTTGCAAAGATAACCCAATCACCTTTTTTACACCATGGACCTTCTGGATATCTTTCTTTGTCATAACAGTGTGGTCCCATGTCTATTACTAAACCACAAGTTGATGCTACTTGTGATCGTTCTATTGTTTCATCAGCTAATATAAGTCCGCCTTTAGTTTTTTCCTTTTGTTTAAAAGGTAAAACTAAAATTCTCCAACCCGTAGGTTTAGGAGTCTTCCCTATCTCTTCTGATTTTTTTTCAGTTGGTTTTACACCAACTAGAGTTTTATTTGGTAGTTCAATCTTTGGTTTTTGAACCGATGTTGATAACTGTTCCGTCATTGTCTTTTTGCTCCTTTTTGTTTAGCAGGCTGGATATTTCCTGACTTATATATTGATACGTTCGTATCTGTCCTAGCATATACTGATATTTCTCCATGTTGTCAACCCCGCCAGAAACCATTGTTGCAACAGTATCATCATGTCTCATTTTAATTATTTTTCTTATCTTATCTATAAAGTGGTCTTCTTCCATTATACTTCCTTTCTATCTATTTGAAAATCATCCAGAGCTTTTAACTTATCTTCTGCTTCTGCAATTTTTCCAAATTGTTTATCTAGTTCATCTAGATGCTGGGGATGCTCACCAATTCCTACTGAGTTTTCTAAATACACTTTAATAATCGCATGTGCAGCTGAAACATCAGCCTCATACCTTGCTTCTAATGCATCTAGTAATGCTTGTTTCATTTTTTTGCTACCTTATCTTTGTTGGGTCCTTTTTTTATTACGTAATCTTGAGTTCCACTAGCCCCTGTTTCTACTTCTTTCTTAAGGTTTCTAAACAAACTCATTTCAGTAATCTTTTTGTATTTCTCTTTTAAAAAACTTTCTATAGACTTAGTATCTCTCATTAACAATTCCATTTTTTAAGTGATTTAGATAATCTATCTTCACCAGTATTGTTACTAGCTTTTTGTCTCTTTCTCATACCAGTCATTCTAGCACAAAACGAAGTTCTACGTTTAGCGGCTTTAGAACCTTTTTTTAATTTTGAAGGCTTGGTAGTTACTGCTGTTTTTAATTTGGAACCAGGGTTCGCTGCTCTGTAAGATGCAACACCTTTTTTATTAAGTCCACCTGATTTAGACTTACCTTCTTTGCGTGTCCATGCGGCACTAGCCATTACTTTATAACTTTTTTTAAAACTTTAGCCTGGCTTGCATGTAACTTAGAAGCTTTTTTTAAACCTTTAATTACTTTTTTTACTTTCTTTATTTTTTTAATCATTATTTTTTCTTTTTAGGTTTCTTAGCTGTCTTAGCTGATCTAACAAAATTAGCTTTTGTCGGTGCACCTTTAGCTCCAGGTTTTCTCATAGTCTCACCTGAACCTGCTTTGATTCTTTTACGTTTAGCTTGAATGTTAGCGTAGAGTCCACGTTTAGCCATTATGCTCTACCGCCTCTTTTGTAACCCATTTTTTTAGCTACAATCGGTGCTTTCTTTTTTAATGCTCTAAGTCCTTTGCCTTTTTTACCGGCAGGTATTTTTTTCTTTATCATATTATTTCTCCTCTATTACTTTGTTGCAATCTAAACAATGCTCTACCCAAACTTTGTTAGTTTTAGTATTTAAATGTTTACACATAGATTGAGTTGTGCAAGCACATCGTTTTCCAAAGATTTTATCTATAAGTTTTTTAAACATGAATTAGGCTTTTCCGCCCTTCTTCATCATTTTACCACCAGCCATACCCATATCAGATGGATAGTAACCAGAAGCCATGTCTTGTCTTGCCATAGCTGGATTCATAGAACCACCCATGTTTTTCTTAACTCTTTTTTTAGTAGAAGTTTTTCCTCTTGGACAAGCTGTTTGTTTATTGAAATTTGCATTCGACATTATCTAATCTCCTTGCCGTGACCACGTAGTGCTTTTCCAGCTGATGTTTTTCTAACAGCTTTTCCACCTGATTTAGTTTTTACAATTCTACCGCCTTTAGCGGCCATTGCATCATTAAAATCATCATCGTAATAGTTTGGTCCAGTTGCACCAGCGCTTTTAGAAAGATTTCCAGGCATTACGGCTCCACTTCCAGCAATGTCTCTCATGTTTGCTCTTGAAAAAGCTTTAGGTAATTTTGCACCACCAGCTGCACCTGACATTAAGAATTTTTTTCCTGCACTTAAACCACTATCTGTTCCTTTTCCTTTTAAAGCTCTTGCTGCAAGCAACGCTGCACCAACAGGTACAGCAACCTTAGCTGCTTTCTTTAAACCTTTTTTTAATTTTTTTAATATTCCCATAATCTTATCTCCTAAGTTATTTGTTCTTTATCAGATGTGTTGCCTTAAGTCCATAGACAGATGCAATAACACCTACAAAAATTGTTTGGTACCATAAAGGTAAATTTCCAAAGTGGACGAAGAATAACTCCATTTTCTCCATATGTACAGGATTATCTGACCATACTGACCATCCCAACATTACGATCGGGATTGACAGTAAAATCAAAATAAATTCGTCTTTCCAATCTGATTGTCTAGATTCTAAGAGTTTACCCTGGTAAGCTTCCTTACCTTCAGCCATACGTGATGCATGCATAAGCTGTGCATCAGACATAGCCATTTTAGTTTTTTGCTTATTAGCGTATATTTTACTACCAGCAGAAACGGCTAATTTAATTGCCGAAATCCACATGAGTTAATACCACTTAACGGAAGATTTTTTAGATGCTAGCATTCTCTTTTGTCCACCAACTTTATTAATAGTTGGTTCTCCTAAAGGTGCTTTAATCTCTACCGCTTCTGAAAATCCATCTGAGTTAGTTTTAAGTGTATTAGTTCCATCTGCTCTAGGTGTATCTGATACAACAGGTCCAACGT